TATTACGGTAACGCAAGATGAACTCCATGATGACGATAACCAGGAATTAGGAATTTGTGATTATTTCACTCCTGCTGCCACGGAACCTGAACCTGATCCATCATCGGATTATGAAATCTGGATTGATGGCCGTACTGATTTACTTTTACATAAAACACGTACTTATACCGCACAAATAAAAACAGCAACGGGCAATCCGGAAGATTTGACTGTGACGTGGCAAGTTTCCGATTTCGCAGATCAAATTCTTGTCACACCGGATGGCAATACTGTCCAATTACAGATAGATGATGAATCACTGAGAGATCAGAGTTTCTATTTGCAAGCCTGCGTTGATAATCAGCCTGTTGCTCAACTTCAAATTTTTATAAAAGGAATATTTTAATAAGGAGGGGATGACATGTCTGAATCAATTATTCATGATCCCCTTTGGGAATTCGGGGCCTTTAAAGATACCTTACAATTGCTTTTTATGAACGATGACCTTGTAACACGTCTTGTTATGCCAGAGTTAGATGACTCTAATTTTTCTTATGAGCAAAATTGGAAAGGGGGTTCTTATACTGTTGATAAGTATGGGAAACCACGTCAAACGACTTTGGTAGGACATTGTTTTACCCACCCATACATTGAAGAAACGGTAAAAGATACTCGTACTTTTATTTGTATGGAGACTATCGCATCTTTAATTCCCAATTCCAGAATTAAAAATATTTCTTTGCAAATCTATGTCTACTCTCACCATGATATTTTGGATCTTTCCGATGAAGAATCTGTCTATTTTACAAAAAAGGGATTGGCTGGAAATCGATGCGACATGGCAATGATGGCAATCAATCGCCTTATATGCAGTCAAGCAGTTGGCAGGGATTTTGGAATTGGATCGGTCAATTTTGCGGATCGATATCCTATTTCTACAAACGTGCCAAATAATAAGTATTATGGCCGGGTTCTTTCTTATGTTATTTCCGATTTCCATATCACACCAAAGATAAAGGAGGTGCTGGGACTGATATGACGCTTGATTATAGTGACTTATTATCTCCTCGTCCTCTACATTTTGAAGGAATTGGCTCTATAAAAAGTCCAACTATTAATGAAGTCTGGGATATTACCTACTATACATATGCCATTTATGTGAATCATGTAAGTATGTCTCCTGAAAATTATTATAAGACTTATAAAAAAGGGATCAAAGTTTCTCCAAGACAAATATTGAACACGACGAAGTTTGACCTTGTTTTAATGGATGAATCTTTTCGGAATGTCATTACAGATGCGCTCAACTTTTTCTTTGTTGAAGATTTTTCTTGGTATCCGGAGTATGAGGCTTTCTTAACTAAGAAGAATGATTCGGATGGAAACCTTGCAGGACTTGGTGTAATTAATCGAAATAATTATAGTAAGATTCTTCAGATTATTTTGCAACGTGTACATATCACTCCGGATGAAAACGAAGTAGATGATTTATCAAAAGCCAGAAACCGGCGTGGTAAACAGATTTATGCAAGAATTCATGAGAGAAGACAAAAATTCAATAAAATTAAAAACGCACAAAATAAAGATTTGACTTTCGGTAATATTCTTTCATCCGTTGTGTCCCGTGACAAAACTTTGACGTGGACTAATGTTGGAGATATTACCGTTTTTCAACTTTTTGATTCATATCAGCGCTTACAGATTGATGATCAATATACTTTTTTAACTATGCGTGTTGCCGCATGGGGAGATAAGGATAAATCATTCCATTTTGGAGCGTGGGGAACGAATATATATGACAAGACAGAGGAACGCAGTGATACCTAATGGTATGCTAGGTTCTTTTTTATATTTTAAAAAGGAGGAGAATATTCATGGCAAATAATTTATTCTCAAAGCAGATGGCTAACCGTGAGGTTGCTGACTTGATTTTCCAGGAGTATAAAACAAAAAACCCATTTCTTTATGTAGACTACGCTAATACATCTAGCCAGGAACTTACAGGCGAGACTGTATATGCATATGGTGGGAAAGGACATCCGAAGAAAGTGTCTTTCTCTGGCGATAGAGGTGGTACGCTTACTATTGAGACACAAATTCAGACGCCGAAACTGTGGGAAATGATGTCTGGTGGTACAGGAAGTGATACTGCTAATGTTATGAAAAGAGTGAACGCAACAATTGGAGCATCTCACCAGATTAGCCTTAATACAGAGGATACTCTGACAAAGGGACAGGTATGGGTATATGATGCTGCTGATATAAATCTGGAAACAGAGTTTGAAGTTTCTTCTGTATCATCTAAACAGATCACTCTTGCTTCAGGGGACGAGAATACAGCTGTTGTTGTATTCTACACAACTAAGAGAACTAATGTGTACAATATCAATATTAAGTCTACAAGTTTCCCAAGAGCCTTCACGGTTTACGGAGATACATATATGAAAACGACAGATGACGACAATGTCTCTTGCATTTTCTAATAATGGAGACCCTGCAACAGTTACAATTACATGCGACCTTCTGGTTGACGATGATGGAAATCTGTTCGATCTGACACTGCTTCCGGAGGAAGTTGAGGGGGGAATAATTCCCCCTGATGACCTTGCCTTAGTCGGCAAGGGGAAAGTTGGTAAGGCAAAAGTTGGAAAACGGATATAAGGAGGTGTCGTGATGGCTTACACAAAGAAAACTTGGCAAGATAACGAAACGATTACAAAAGAAGCATTAAATAATATGGAAACAGGCATCGAGACACTGGATAAGGTGATGTCAACGGCTCCGGGTAATGCTACTACTGCTAAAGCCGGTCTAGTAAAACAGATGGGAAAAGTAGACGATGCTACAACAGAAACAACTACAGATTTAAAAAATAAAATCAATGAATTGATTGCTGCTATGAAAACAGCGGGAATCATGGCAAATAGTTAATCGATTGTGGATTGATACATAGGGTATAAAGATATGCAATCCGCAATATTTTTATGCCCTATTTTTTACGATAATAACACAAGCGAGGTGATTACTATTAAATTCAAGTCATTTGAAGATGTAAAAGAAGTCTATGGTGAGAAAAACTTAATTAAAATCTGTAATCTGAAACAGATTATCACCTATGCCAAATTAAATGTACAACCTGTTTGGATTGATGAAGGATATAAGGGAAAACTGATCGGGTATTATTTTGCCCCTGAAACTAAAAAAGCATGGGAATATTGGAAAGCTTCTACTCCTCCATCCAACCATTAAGGAGTAGATATTTTATGGAAGAAATAAAAATTGTAATTGATCAGGATACTCTTGATCGATATGATAAGTTCTATTTTCGCTGTCATCCAAAAGCGAAGAAACTACCCATTGAAAGGCCGAGACATCCATCTATTAACGAATGGTTTATATTGCCGAGACCACAAATGAATGCCCTTAAACAAAAATGGAAAGATTTTGGTTGCTGGCTTATTCAGGATCTCGGGTATGAAAATAAGAAATTAGAACATTTTACGGTTACGATAATAGTATATTTTGAAAATAGGATTCGTCGAGATGTAGATAATCAAGTTCCGAAGTTTTTATTGGATGCATTTACAGTATCTGGTTTTATTGTAGACGATGACATGAAGCATCTCAAAAGTCTAACTCTTTCTGCCGAGTATGACCCAGAGCACCCTCGGACAGAAATTATTGTGACTCTATTATAATGGGAAGTGATTCATTGTATTCATTCGAAATTAGCAATGAGATGCAAAAACATAACTACTCTCTTCCATCATCTTTATATATTCATATTTGTCATACCTCTACACAGTTGCAGGGAATTCGGTATAATGCATGGGATCAAACGTATGAGATGTGGGATGGGGAAAATAATTATTGGAAATTTAAGGTTTATTATTCGCATGATTGATGAGAGCAGTTTCCACAGTAGATGTGTTTCAAAACGAGAGTCTGATCCACAGCTACAGGAATGAACGATGCTTTACGCTATTTTTTAGGCAAAGAACGCCAGTGCGCACATACAGATTCGATATGGCCGAATCTGATTCTTGTGTATGCACGTACGTACACACATTTATATTTTTGACTAAACATGAGATTTCACCAGATCTTTCTCTCAGAATTATGAGATAAGGACTGCTCTCATCAAAATATCATATCAAATTATTGGAGGATTGTATATATGAAAATTGAAAATTTGAAAGTTAAAGAAAATATCTCTTTTGATGATAAAGTAATGGCCATTGATTATATCGTGAATCGTCAGTTTGAATTTGACGAAGACGGGTTTGTAAGTGCTTATTGTCCATATTACATAGAACCAGCACAAGTCGAGGCTATCGTTACCTTCTTCATGGAAGGAATCTATTTTGAAGATGGGGAAGTGATCTATGATGCCGTCATTCAGAATAAAGAGGTAAACGAAACGGTTTGCAGTTTCTTTGTGCAGTCTAAGCGGAAAACTGTATTGACTTACCCTCAACAGGTAATGCGATTTGTAATGGAGTGCGTTGCTGAAAAACTGTCATTTATGAAACAACTATATTTAAATAGAATTTTAACCAGACGTGATTCTCTCGGAGAATTTTTAGATCATCTTTCCAAAAAAATTAATGAATTAGACATATCAAAATTTAATGGCATTGACATGGATGTCATGAATCATTTCATGCAGACTGTATCTGATACCAATGGTGATGTGGAGAAAATCGCCAAAGCATATGTGCGAGAACTTCGCAAAGATGGATCAAATCCTCATTCATCGGAGTCGAATGTGGTTCCAATTCGTAAAGACGCAGAATAAGGAAGTGGTTTGAATGTCCAAAATGGTGAATAGTTTTGCTGAATTGGAATCAGCTATCAGCAGAGATCTTGCAAGTGCAATGACCGGCGCACGTAATGAAGTAAAAGAAAAACTGGAAGATAATGTCATGGACTACTATAGTCAGGGATCTCCAAAAATATATAAAAGAACCGGAACATTGCTGACATCGCCAGAAGCAACTCCTGTTTCCGGTGGCGGGAAAGAATGGGAATTTACGGCTTATATGGATGAATCAATCAGTTACTCAACAGGCACATATAGTGGTGCTGAAGTAATTGACGTGACAGAAAAAGGTGTTTCCGGTGTTCTTGGTAAGTCCGGATATTTTCGTCGGACAGAGGATGAAGTTCCGGACATTGTAGACAAACATATGTCGAAATATTTTGATCGTGCATAGCTCTGTATTTATTTTATTTTGTCTGCCACTATGGTATACTTTAAATATCAATTCATAGGAGGTGTACCAAATGGCACGAAAAAAGAAACTTGTGACAGAAGATCCAAGCTCACAGATTGAACAGTTGAAAATTGAGATCGAAAATCTAACTCAAGAATTGAAGGCTAAAAAAACAGAGTTGAAGCAATTGGAGAAAGATAAAATAGCGTATGATTCATATCAGGAATATTTAAAACAGGAAAAACAGAAAGAAGAAATTGTTCAGTTGGTAGTGGAATCCGGCAAAAGTTTAGATGAAATCCGGGAACTGTTATCTCAAAACTAAACATTTGATAATAATTTAGGATCTAACCGAATGGTTAGATCTTTTTTTATGCTCCTTTCTAGGGAGCTTTCAATAGAAAGGGGTGATTATTTTTTGAGTAATTATGAAGTAAAAGTCAAAGCGAATTTAGATACAAGTGAAGCACAACAAAAATTAAAAGCATTACAAAACGGCAACCATACTATCAAGGTTAAAACAGAAATCGATTCTTCTAAAGTGGATTCTCTATTGAAAAGAGTTCAAACTTCAAATGATTTCGAGGTCAAGGTCAATACAGACGCATCCGGAATTAAAAAGGTACAGTCTAGCTTAGATAAAATGAAAAAATACGTCAACTCTTATAAATTAGATGTGGACGTTTCTAACGCAAATGCTTCGATACAAAAGTTTTCTGGACAAACCACAAAAACTCTTGAGAAGGCCCGTACTCTTCTTAACCAAATCAATAAAGACTTTACTAATGTGAAGTTTGCTCCAAATGATCATGTATTATCAGATAACTATGAAAAACTTCAAACTCACTTATCCCAATATAACAATTTAATGAAGAAAGCCAAAATAGAGTCTGATAACCTTGGCGATTCTATCAAGAAAACGGCAACGACTTTTAATACTCTTGATGCAATCACAGCAGGTAATAGAACTGAAACCTGGTTAAAAAATAACTCTAAAGCTGCGAAAGAATATGGCGAAACCTTAGAAGAACTTGCGAGAAGACAGAAAGCTGCTACTTCTAAATCAGAGCTTGCAGAGTACACAAAGCAAGTTAATATGCTTAAATCCGAAGCTTCTGCAAGAGGGATGACTGGATTAAGTACTACAGAAGAATTAAAGCGGGCATTTTCTCAAATTAGTCAGTTTGCCGGAATCTATAATATCCTTGAAAATGTCGTTGTAGATGGTGGACGTGCAATGGCTCAAGCTGTTTTACAGGTTGACGATGCTATGACTGATTTACAGATGGCCACAGGGGTATCTCAACAACGGGCTGCTGAACTCATGTCCACCTATGCAGATTTAGGGCAAGAGTTAAAAGCGACTATGGTTGATGTTTCTGCTAGTGCAACTGAATGGCTGAAACAGGGAAAATCAATTGAAGAGTCTCAAAAACTTGCAAGAGATTCGATCGTTCTTTCAAAGATCGGGGATCTGTCTTCTGAAGACTCCACGAAAACCATTACTGCTGCTATGAAATCCTATGACATGGCAGAATCAGAAGTAATGAACTTCGTAGATGAAATCTCAGCAATTGATATGGCAAGTGCTACTGATGTTGGCGGTCTTGCAACTGCATTTAATGAAGTGGCTGCCAATGCAAAACAAGCAGGAGTTAATACAAAACAGTTGTTAAGCTACGCTGCTGTAATTGGCGAAACTACTCAGGAAGGTATGGCATCTGTTGGTACATCTCTAAATGCCATATTTGCAAGAATGGGGAATATAAAATTAGCGCGTTTGAAAGATTACCAGAATAATGGCGAAGACCTAAATAGTTGGGGCATAGCGGCATAATACATAAACCGCTATGGCATTTCTTTCTAATGATTACATTCGATATGAATGTATGCTTGGAACTCCGGTGGGACGGACAACAAGGAAGAAGAATTAGTGTATTTATTTTCTCAGGAGGTGATTATATATTATTATCTAAAACTGTTATCCTCCAATGGAATCATAGAATGAAAAATTATTATATTAATAAAGGATATCATTTGACAAATATTGGTGATGAATTTGAAGTAAATGTCTCGGATTTGACAGATAATAGTAATGTTCTGGTAGTTGTGAGATGCGATTATTGTGGATGTACATATTCTACTCAGTATAGTTCATATAGAAGAACGAACAAAAATGGGAAGAACGCATGTAGAAAATGTTCCAGTTTAAAAGTTAAAGAAACCAACTTAGAAAAGTACGGAGTTGAAAATGTGTTTCAGCTTGATACAATTAAGGAAAAATCAAAGAATACTATTAAGGATCGATATGGAGTCGAAAATGTATCTCAATCTGAGACAGTACAGCAGAAAAAGAGAAAAAGAAATCTGAAGAAATACGGAGTTACAAATCCATCGATGTTAGATTCCGTTAAAGAAAAAGTAAAACAGAGTAATCGTGATCGATTTGGCGTTGACTATCCTATGCAATTAACGGAATTTCAAGAACGAATAAAACAAACCGATATAAAGAAATATGGAGTTCCACATCATGTAATGGCACCTGATGTTATTGCGAAACGTAAAAGAACAAATCTAAAAAGATATGGGGTTGAATTCCCTATTCAAAACGAAGAAATTCTTCATAAATCCATATCATCCAGATATCAACATGGAAGTTTTACATGCTCCAAGCAACAATACAAATTGTACGAGATTATCGGTGGAGAGTTGAATTATCCATTTAAGAATTTCGTTATTGATATTGCATTCCCAGATGAAAAAATTGCTGTAGAATGGGACGGGAGCGGACATGATTTATCTGTGCGTATGGGATATGTGACAGAAAAGGAATTTAATCGAAACGAGAATTATAGAAATGTCACTCTTTTCAATAATGATTGGAAAATAATAAGATTCATAACCAAAAAAGATATCTTTCCAGATAACATTCCGAGTTTATTCAATTATTGCAAGTCTTATATCAACGATGGTGGTCATAAAATCACTGTCTTTATCGATGAAAACAAAATCCATTTCAAAGATCAATATATAGAATTTAATAATGTAGCTTAAATATACACTAATTCACTTTGAACGACTAAATGAAAGAAGACCATTTCGATGGTTATGCGATAGTCTGATCTACCATATATTCCCACATTATATGAAGTGGTAGAGTTGGGGTCAAGTGTAAAGACACTTTTGGAAGAACCCTGACCGCTATAATAAATTTATTATAGTCATATTGCCTTATTTCTACAGGGGCAAAGTAACAGAATGGAGTAATGTAGAGACTGTACTTCGTGGAGTTGGTATCCAGCTAAGAGATTCACAGGATGAATTCCGTGATTTTGATGACGTACTGGCTGATACGGCTAATCGTTGGGAATCATTTAGTGGAGTACAACAACGTGCTGTATCACAGGCGTTTGCGGGTTAAGTATGTGTAGCTCGAATATACGGTAACGTATAAATTGCGCCTTAAAATAAGAATTAGAATGTGACCATATCGGGAAAAGCCCAGAGATGGGTAATTCCGAGGAAAGGATCTAATAGAAATACGTTTTACTATTAGAGAATCCGTAGAGACTATACACAGGTGTAGTGATGCATCTGTTTACGTCACACATGAGAAGTCCTCTCTTTTTTAGGGAGCCTGCGAATGGACGCAGGATGAAGATAGAGTCCGGACGGACGCAAGTCCCCTTCGTATCATTTGATACGATTGTCGCAAAATAATCGAATTATGAAATGCGAGAATCAAGAAGAAATTCTTGGTCGCCATGCTTTATGTATGGTCAGTAGCCGAAAGGTGAAAGTAACAGAACGACACACCATATGAATGAGTTTATGATCCTCATGCAGAATTGGGGCAATGTTGAAAAATACATTGAAACCGCTGATAATGCATCTGGACAATCAATGCAAAAGTTTGAAGCTTATCAGGAATCTTTGTCTGGTAAACTTGAAGGGTTAAAAGGACAGTTCCAAGAGTTATCAACTGTAACTTTAGATTCTGATTTCTTAAAGGGATTAGTTGATGGAGCTACTGCTGCTTTAAATGTTGTAACCGAATTAGTTGATAAAGTCGGTATATTACCGATGGTGCTTGGCGGTATTGGAACCGCTGCATTCTTCAAGAACCTGGATCGGGGAAAATCCTCCCTGCATTCTTATAGTTTACTATTAAGTGGGTCTATTATTGTGGAGAAAGTTGTATGATGGCGCAACGGACAACACAGTGAGAAGAGGGTTCTAAAATAAATAGAGGAATAAATCGTTGAACTTGCTATTCCGTTATGGTGAAGTGGATGAAATAAAAGTATGGGATTGATACCATATTCCGCAACAACAACGAGCCAACCAGACTGCGTATAAGTCGCATCATATAATCCGCTAGTAGCAATTACGGACTTCGTAATGGCGGGATAAAGGTGCTAAATGTCTGGAAGTGTTGGGAGGGCGCCCTTCCTCTGGGGTTTATTGGTGCCATAATCAATAAGCCTTGAATGCACGTCCCAAGGTAAATTTAAAGTATGATAGTAAAATCTATCCGGTGTACTCTTCCATCGTTTTGGCAAGAAGAGAGAAATTATTCGGAGGTAAAGGTAAAATATTGTTTATTTTTTTGTATTTTGGTTGTATAATCTTTAATAGATATTGTATGCAAATGATAAAAACAAAGTATGGAGGCACTAATTATGGAAATCAGTATTTTACATCTATCTGATTTACATATTACAAATAGAAATGGTATCTACTCTGACGTACATAAAAATTTACTTCAAGATATAAAGAAACAATGCCAATATTTAAATCATATTATAATAGTAATAACAGGAGATGTAATCGATAAAGCTAACTTTGATGAAACTTTTGAAGTTGCAAAAAAATTTTTTCAAAATCTTTATGAGTATATAGGTGATAAAGTCATAGGGGTTGAAATAGTTCCAGGTAATCATGATAAAAAGCAACATTCTTTTGACAAACATTTAGTCGAAGTACAAAGGGAACTTCGTGAGATACCAAACATAGATACTTCAGATTGGGAGTATCATTGTGTTTCATATAAAAAATATATTGACTTGGCAAATACAATTAGAAATATTTTTAATCAAAATAGTATGAAAATTGTAGACTCATCGTATGTCGAGGCTATTGATGAACAACAATTTGCAATCATTTTTATTAATTTAGATACTTCTTGGGCATCATATGGGGGGAATGAAGACAAACGCAAGTTACGTATTAATTTAGCGCAATTATCGAAACTTCGTGATGCTTATCAAAGCAAACGTCACTCACTATCTAAGCCATGTATTACTATAATGACAGCTCATCATCCTTTAAGTTGGCTCAAAGAAAGTGATGAAACCTTTCTATCTTCTTGGCTATTTAATTCAGAATATTTTAATATTGATTTTTATTTGAGTGGTCATACTCATGATAGACAAATAAAATCATATTTTGATACATATAAATCTTATATAACATTAGTTACTGGAATTGGATGGGAAAATAAAACAGCAGACGAAAGTAACGAATTTCACAGGTATTCTATATATCATTTAAATCTAAGAACTAATTCTTGTGAAATCTTAATTCGTAAAACATGTACTGATGGGAGTTTCGATTATGATAATGACGTTCTCTTAACTGACTTAGAAAAGAAAGATAAACGAATTTATCTTCCAATTAAACCTTTTAATTGTAGACCAACGCTAAAAATACCTGTATATCGAGATAATTTTTTTAAAAGTGAATACCTATTTATCGATAATACGGTTATTGAAAAAATGAAAACTATTTCAATTTTATTTTACGATATCATGTCCCATATGAAACAATTTCAAGCCATGCATATTCAAGATTTCTTTGTAAAATATGAACTATATAAAAGGACAGAAGGCACCAAAAAGAAAGAGCAAATTTACAAAGATTACTTTTATAGAAATATGGATGATTCCGATGTTACAAATTTGTTCAACCAAATCGCTAACAAGAAAATTATTTATGAAAATTTTTTATCATATTTACGAGAATTATGCGGAATAATAGTGACGAGATTTAAAGATTCCTTTCCCGGTATAGATCATATTCGATTACATATACGCAAAAATTGCCGGAAGAAAGCAGATACCAATCCGAGGAAAGAAATAGAAGTATATACTACATTTTGTCAAGCTGATGCTGAACGTATTTCTCCTCGAATTCGTGATATTGTTTATGATAGTATGATTAAGTTAGCGTTTGACAACAACTGCTCATTTGTCTATTCGCATAATAAAGAATATAATCCATTATTAGATTTAAACGACAAATATGATAACTTTATTACAATGGCTCCGAAGAGTACTATAAATACTTATAGATACAAACGAGATGGAAAAGAATATTTGCGTCCATATTTAGCTTCTGCTTTATCAATCAAGTGTAATGTAGACTCTAACTTATTAGATATATTGAATTATTTGAACATTCAAACATTTATTTTTGGCTTAATTTATGATTACGTTGATTTATTTAAAATTAAAATGGAAGATTTTATAAAGGAGGACATCTCATGAAATATTTAGATTCAAAACGTCTTAAAAATCTCGATGATAATACATTGGTATATGTAAATAGGAATGCTCTGAACACAACAATAGCAAAATATGAGATTGATATGGAAGAAGAGGATGTTTTCCCAGAAGAATTAAAAAGTCTATTAGAATTGTGGAAACAGATATATGTATCAGAAAGGAAAAATAAGCGTATAAATTCTTATATTTTGATGAAAACGAAAGATATTAAAAAATGCTTTAAAAATTATCAAGATTTACCTAATGGAACGTTTGGATTACAAAACAAATAATTAACTTGGTCGAGAAGGAGAAAAGAGTCTCTCTCCTTCTCGACTTTCACTACCACTTATATCCACAATTTTTACATTGGAATTGGCTACGTGCTGTTTTGCTAAAAAGTCCAAATCCAACTGCTCCTGCTGCTTTTGCAACAGAATGTATTTTTTTTATGTCGGTTGATCCACAAGTAGGACATTTTGGTTGAGGATGAAGTGATTCCCGTTTTCTTTGTTCTTCTGCCTTTTTTTGGCGAGTACGTTCTATTGCTTGTTTTGTTTCTCTTTCTCTTTTTTCTCTTTCTTCGATCCGTTCCGAATAAAGATTAAAATCAAGCGTATCTTTTACATACTCATTAATGTAATCACGTTCTGCTAGTGTTGGATTGTAATTATATTTGTCCCAAATAATTTTATTAAAATCTGATATTTTTTCGTTTGTTTGTTTTAATATTGAGTTACAATTCCTACAATAAAATATTTCTTCATCATTTGATGTCAACAAACCACATTTAGGACATATGCGGAGATATCCTGTTTTTAATTGATTTCCTTCACAAAACCCGATCTCTCTCATAAAATCCGATATATTAAAATCACAATTTGTACAATGTCCAAGTTTCACTTCTACAACTTGATTACAGTTAGGGCATTTTGCTCTAAACATACTGCACCTCCTAAGTATCTTTTAAATAAGCATACCATATTGTATCAATAAAGCCAAATTATTGTATGAAAAGTCACTTAAATCAGTTGGTAGCTTATTTGAAAGCGTATCATCCGTGTCTGGTGCAAGATTTAAAAATTTGTCTTCGTTGGATGATATGCTTGGATGGCAACAGAAATCTTTCGATCTGGCTTTCCAAATCGGTGCGGACGGTATCAGTGAATACACAATGGAGCAGATTAAGGCGAAATCTGCTGTCATGGGGTTAAATGATGAATTGACTGTTCAGGCACTTGCACTTGCCAGTGATGCTGATTTTACAGCAAAGGCTTCTGCGAAGAAAATCACATATAAAGATGCAGTTGATAAGTATTTAGACGATAATTATGAGGCGATTGGAGAAGCACTTAAAAATAATAAAAAGCTTAAACAATCTACGGTTGACGCTTTAGAATCTGCAGCACAAGAAGGTGTCAACAAATATAAGGAAACAATTAGAAATGTTGTGAACTATACCGGTGATATTGCAGATGGTATCGATCTAGCGGATGATATTGTTGACATTGGTTCTTCTGCCGCTTCTGCTACTTCCGGAGTAACAGGGTTAGGTGCTGCATTCAAAGGTTTAGCCGCGGGTGCGAAATCGTTATTTGCCACTTTAGCTACCAATCCTTTGACATATTTTGCTGCTGCAGCTGTTGGGGCGATTGCTTTTGTTAATCATCAGAGAAAAGCTTTTGACGAAGCGAAAGAACAAGCCCAGGAATCTCAGCAGTCCTATTCCGATGCAGCTTCACAGGTTACTTCTCTGAATTCGCAATTACAAGATACGAATTCACAGATTGAAGCTATTCAATCAAAAGGCACACTATCAATTACGGATCAGGCAGAATTAGAACGACTTCAGCGTCAAAGTACTGAGTTGGAAAGACAACTTGATTTGGCTCATCAATTAGCCGATGCAAAATCAACGCAAGCAGCAGAGGATGCTGTAGATGCATTAGAAAAAACTTCTACCGAAGATTTAGCTACTCCATTAAAAGTTAAAGATGGGCCTTACAGTGCGGAACGTGATGCTGGGTATCAATATACGGATATCGTGACTGCTACGAAAAATGAGATCGCTGAGTTAGAAGAATTAAATAAACGGCGAGATTCCTTAATGGAGAAAAGATCCAGCTCTTCTAAAAAAGAAAAAGAAAATATTGATTCTCAGATATCTGATATTGAAGCTCAAACGGAAAAACTCAAGGATGGGTTATCTTCGAATATTTCTGACTTATCTTCTCTCCGGGAAAACTTCATTGATCAAACAACTGGCGCAGTCAAATCAGGATATGAATCATATTATAATGATATCACTGACTTAATCGATTCTTATAATATGATCGATTTATCGCCGATTGAACGGAAAGCACAATCTCTGGAAAATTTCTTTTCTGATACACAAGCATCCGGAATTAAATCCTACTTGCAGGAGTTAGCGAACTCCGGCGCTTCTGTAGGCGAGATCGCTTCTGCTTTTGATTCTCTCGGAATTAGTATTGACGGCGTTACCTCAAAAGAAGTTGGACAATATTTTAAGGATATGGCTACTGCCGCTAATGAAGCAGCGGATGCAGCTCAAAAAGTAGATGGGTCTTTTGCCGGTGTGCAAGCCGCAATGGAATCAGATAATCAGGGTGCAGAATGGGATGCAATGTCCTCTAATCTGCAAAAAGCGTTAGAGTTATATCAGAATGGGTTAGTTGGAACGGACGATTTCCAGACAGTTGCTCAATGGTTATCCCCTACTCAAATCGATGAAGATCAATATAAGTATGATTCTGATGCTTATGTTGCTGCTTGGGAGTCAGCATATAAGAAAGTCAAAAATTGGTTTGATTCTGATAACTCATTACAGAGCATGTATAATTTTGTTGATGATCTTAAAGATGCTGGAATTGCCAATGTAGTAAAAGATACAACGGGATCATTAATCGAGATGACGCCTGAATTCAAGTCTACTGCTGAAGCTGCAAAAGATTTAGGAGTTGGTGTAAATTCAGTTGAAGCTGCAATGCATAAACTGGAAGAATACGGATTTGAATTTGACGATGTTTTATTCAGTGGTGATGCATTAGAGGAATATAAAACTTCGTTAGATCAGATTAAACAGCTTTATGATGAAATGGGGGAAGGTGCTGGGAAATCCAGACTTGGAGATTTAATTCAAGGGTGGGATTCGCAGTATGATATCTTTGAAAAAGATCTAAGTAAGCTGACTGAAGATCAGATTATTCACATTAAGTTTGAATACGATCTTGCATCAATACAGAGCCAAATTGATGAATTACGTGATCAGATTGCAGGCGGTCTCGAGGGCGACGAAGCAAATAAAGCTTGGGCTAATGTGATCGCACAGAATAATAGATATATCAGTACAGCTAAAGAGGGTGTGGGATTATCTCAGCAAGGTATTGAAATTCCTGCAACTATCACGAATATTGATTCAAGTATTTCTGAGTTGCAGAAGAAAATGCAAAAGGCTACCGGCAAACAAAAAATTGAATTGCAGGCCGACATTGCAAATCTGCAAGAATTACAGAAAGGTGTTCTGAATTCATTCTCTGATCTCCATCCAGAAATTACGGCAGAAAGTGATCCATCACAAGTAACAGCAGCGTGGCAAGATTACTTTTCGAAACCTCAAAAAATTTATGTAGATGCTGAATTAGATACTCAATCTATCGAAGATTATCTTGCTAAACTTCAGCAAGGAAGTACCATTACATTTGATGCAACAGTTGACGGGCAAAATTCCGTTGTAAATGCAACAAAAAATAAAAATGGTCAAATCGTATATTCCGAAGTTTTAGACGATGGATCATCTCGTGCTTTAGATGCTGAAACTCAAAAAGATGGTACTATTACTTTCACTGCTGATACATCGGAAGCAGAAAAGAAAGCTGAAAAAGCTTCTAAAAAAGATGGAGAAATTAAGTATAATTTCGAGACAGATGTAAAAGGAGCAGAAAGGGTCGAGGAAATTAGTAACTCTATTATGTCTACTTTACTCGGTATCCCAGAAGAAAAGGTAGTAGAAATAGATTCTGAAGATCACTTATCAGATGATTTAATCTCACTTTTATCTAACCTTAGTGGAATTCCGGAAGAAAAATTAGTAGAAATCAATGCTCAAGATAATGGAGCTACTGATGTTATTGCGGAAGTATTATCTCAATTAAGCGGTATCCCTTCTGATGTTTTAACGGAGCTTCTTGCTAACGATGGTATTTCCGGCACTGTTTCTACTGTTATTTCTGGTTTAACTGGAATTCCAGAATCTACAGTAACAGAGCTTTTAGCTACAGATAGTGCAAGTGGTGTTGCAAGTCTTGTGCAGTCTGCCATTCAAAATATTCCTTCATCTTGGCTTACTCGATTAAGCCAGTCTGGTGGAGAAAATGTTGCCAGCACTGCTAATCAAGCCAAGGGGTCTATATCATCTATTCCTACGAGTTGGAGTTCACTTATCTCTCAAACTGGAGCTGAATCTGTCCAAAGTGCAGCGAATCAAACCGCATCTGCTGTAAATAGTGTCCCTTCTTCAAAAACGGTTACATTTACCACTATTGTTAAGAAAGTCACACAAACAATCTCACAGGCAATAAACAATAATCCATATGCTGGAAAAATCCATGTTAATGGTACTGCTCATGTAGATGGCACAGTTAATCGCAATGCTGGCCACGCTTTTGCTTCTGGTAACTGGGGAATTGAACGTAATGAAACTGCACTTGTAGGCGAGTTGGGTCCTGAAATATTGGTGCGTGGCTCACGTTATACCACCATAGGTGATCGTGGTGCAGAGTTTGTAAATCTTAAACGTGGGGACATAATTTTTAACTCAAAACAGTCTGAAGAGCTATTACGGAATGGATATGTGACATCTGGCGGAGGACGTGCGCAAGTTTATCTTGAAGGATCTTCTTATGCTTATGGTTCTGCGTATGCGAATGGTGGACGATTACCTGTCCCTGGAACAGGTGGTTATGCAACTGCTCATAAACAACCTGCATACGCTTCCTCCAACTCTTCTAAAAAATCATCTTCAACCAATAAATCATCTGGAAAATCGAATGTTTCAAGTAAATCAAGCAAATCTTCATCTTCTTCTAAATCGTCTGGCTCTTCTTCGGAAGATAAATTTGAAGAAGTAATGGATTATGTAGAGATTTATCTGAAACGATCCAGTGAACTTACCAATAAATTAGTAGATGCTATTGATGCCGCCACTACTCTTGCTGGAAAACAAGAAGCAAATTCTAAAGTTTTATCTCAGATCTCTAGCGAAATTTCTGCAAATCAGCAGGGATATAACAAATATATCTCACAGGCAAATTCTGTCGGATTGTCAGACTCTTATGCGAAACAGGTTCGGGATGGTAGTCTCAACATTGAAACAATCACGGATGAATCTCTAAAAGAGAAAATTGATGACTATCAGCAGTGGTTCGACAAAGCCAAGGACTGTGAAGAGCAGATTGTAGAACTTCAAAAGCAGCAACGTGAACTTGCTTTAGAGCGACTGGAATACATTTCCGATTACTATGATAAACTTGTTGAAGTTAATTCTACTTTACAGGATCTAAATGAAGAGCGAATCACTTACAATGATAATATTGGTTCTTCAGCAACCAGTGATTATGTAAAACAGCTCTTAACTTCTTCAGTGAACGCTGAACAAGCCAAGTATAATGATCTAGCAAAACAGCTTGCTGATTACCAGAAAGAATTCAATTCCTTAATGTCTCAAGGGTACATTGCCAAAGGAAGCGATGCTTATCTGGAAGCACAGGCTACAGTCAATGAATTTAATCAGGAAATTATAGAATCCAGCAATTCGTTAATTGAATTGCAGGATCAGATTCGTGAATTAGATTACACAAAATTACAACAGGTCATCGATGCGTTGGATCGATCTGCGAAGCGTTTAGAGAATGGAACGGATTATACTGAATCTCGTGGAGAAGACGTATCAGAATCCGATCTTCAGGAACAGTTAGATAACTCTAATAAGCAAATTCAGGCAAATTATGATAAGCGAAATGCTCTCTTGAAAGAGCAGGCATTGTATGCTGTTGGTTCTACCCGATATCAAGAGATTGCTGATCAGATTGCCGATCTGGACGATTCGATTTATGATGCATTAGAAAATATTGAGGATCTTAAAGACCGGATTTGGGAAGTTAGATGGCAACCATTCTTTGACGGCCAAGAAGCTCTGAGCGATTTAATCACAGAGACAGATGATCTTCGCAGCTTATTGAATGATGATGCGTTTATTGGTAAGAATGGCGGTCTGACTGCCGAAGGTATTACCAATGTGGCTTTAATTAGCCAATCTATGAATGCAGCCAAGCAGCAAATCAGAGATTATCAAGAGGCTTTAAAGAAATTAAACGAAGATCTCGAAAACGGTAATATTTCTACTTCCGAATATGAAGAACAGCAAAAAGATTTTCTTTCTTCCATTCGTGATTCCGTTGGAGTAGTTGAAGACTACAGAGACGAGATTGTAGACCTGTACACTCAAATGCTTGAAAAAGAGAACGACGTAATGCAGTCTAGTATCGATAAGCATAAAGAGTTATTGCAGGCAAAAAAGGACAATGATGACTACAGCCGCAATGTTAAGAGTCAGACAAAAGAAATTAATCAGATTCAATCCCAGATCAGCGCCCTCTCTGGTATAAACAACGAGAGCGCAAAAGCAGAACTCAAGAGATTACAGGCACAATTAGCTGAAGCGCAGGATTCGCTTGATCAGACTCGGAGCGATCACGAATATGAGGTTCGTGAACAAGGATATGAGGGATTGTCGGAGGATCTGGATCAAGCCCTTCAAGATACTCTTGATGAAGTAACTTATAATGCAGATAAGCAGGAACAAGTTATTTCGGAAATGCTGAACCATGTGGTAAACAATTATCAGACAGCATATGGAAAAATTCAGGATATTATTGCAAATACAGGATTTACTCCAAGTGGAGGTATGAGTTCCAACATTGACAATCTCGGCACTACTTCTGGCGCACAAGATCAAGTCAATGACAGCAATACAATTGCTCCTGATTATAATCCAAGTGGCTCCGTATCTGACATTAATACTGGGACAATTCAAAGTGGCGGGGCGCAAAGCAATAATGATAACATTGAAAACATTATCAGCCAGGAACCGAATACTACGAATCGTCCGGTTGCAGAATTAAAACTAACCACTACTTCTCTCTCACTTCAGGAGGGACAATCTGGATCGGTAAAATATTCAATACGACCGACTGATGCTGCTAATAAGAAGTTGAATTGGAAAT